AACCTGTATCCGTGTGTCTTTTGTCGGTCACCCTTAGCAACACGAACAATACAGCTTGGTGTAATCTCTAGCTGTTTAGAAGCTTCAATTACACTTAAAAATTCACTTATAACCCCAGAAGAAATGCAAATCGCCTTGATTTTTCTTTTGTTTGCTCTAGCTGCTGACATCTTAAGCTTTGTTTCTTCTGTATGAGTTTTCCCTGTCATTCGTGGGTTAGAAATCAAAGCTTTGTGTATCTGTGACATGTATTGTTTAGAAGCTTCAGTATGTTTCCTTCCTATAACCGACCTTGAACGTCTTTGAAATGAAGCTTCCGGACTTTTGTCTTTACTTCCTTCTCTACTGTAAGATGTTTTCTCAATATTATAACAGTTCACACAATTATCCCAGAATTGGTTAAGAAGCTTTTGCTCGGCATCAAGTCTGTCTTGCTTGGTGCCTTCAATCACTTCAAGAACTTCAAATACGAATGAATCAGCTCCATCCAAGTTGAATGATCCTTGAAGATGTCTGTTTCCGTGTTTATTTGTGATTAAATCCTTAAGATGTTGCGAAGCTCTCACTTGAAAACACTTCGCTGAACCATAATAAGTTTTGCTATTTGTTTTGTTGACTATCTTGTATGTGCCGCTAGCTTTTGAGTTTCCATTATAGATTGTTTCCATGATTACTCCCATGCAAGTATGGGTCAGGATACAAACAATTTATTCGTCGTAGAATACGTTTGCTTTCTTGGTCTCATCTATACCCACTTCTCTTGGACCTTCACCCAAAGCTGTCTGTGGAGCATCTTCTCCCAAACGATCTCTCTGTTGACGTACGTCGCCTGTTGCACCTTCAATGTTCTCAGGCAAACCTCTCTGTTGAACGAATGTCTGTTGCACTGAAGACTGTTCAAATGGTTGAGACGTATCTGCACGTGGGGCAAAGAACGTCTTGGGATCAAATTGTCCAGGTCTTGCAAGAATGCCGGTTAGCTTGAAGCCAGTGGCATATTCTTCTTGTCCATAGATATTTCCTAGGTTAAGGAATGAAGTAATCTCAAACACAGCATCACCGTAGGTGAAGTAATCGCCCTCATGTATATTGATACCTTTATCCAGTAAGTCCCTTGCCTGTACAAAGACTTCAAGCTTGTTAGTTTGCTCTTGTCCGAAGACGTTGTTTCTGTTTTCCCAAGTTGGCTGTCCGGCGAGCACGTCAAGCTTGATGGGGTTTTCAAAAATCTTGTGAATAGCTTCATCATACACGTCGTGGACATTGGTCTTGAGCATTGAAATAGGCCAGTAGGTAATCTTCTGTCCAACAATGTCCTTTACAAATTCCTTCGTTACATCGTTAATGAATTCAATTTCTCTGCGGGTTAAGAACAAACGTGCCATGATAGTAAGTAGCTAATCATTGTCGGCGTAATTTAGCAATTCTACGACCTTCGGTCATCTTTTGAGCTGCGATGGTCTTCTGTTCTAATGTCATGGAAGCATTGCGCTTAACCATGCGTTCTTTAGCTTTCTCTCGTCTTTCCGCACTATCTTTCCAGGCTTCAGTATTGCGCTCAATTGATAGCTGACGACCTTCTTCTGTATTGTAGAAAGCTTTGATTTTGGACGAGACTTCTTGTTTGTAAGAAGGGTCTGCCCAGAGTTTTGTAAAACGATTAGATGCATCACAAGCTGTTTCCTCTGGCGTCTTAGAGAAACACGATCGTTCTTTAGCCTCTTTGGTCGGTTTGAGTTGAGAGTTATAGACTTCAATTCCTTGTTTGATGATCTCTTGGAGATGGAATTCTTCTCTAACTAATCGTTCAGCTTTGGTTGAGTTTTCCATTACTTCAATAACATCAAATACAAATGCATCTGTTCCATGTGTATTGAAACTGTTGAGAAGATGTTGATTTCTATGAGTTCCTTTTTCAAAGGCTCGTTTATGATCATACCACCTTCGTTCAAATTTAGCAGCAGAACCAATATATGCCTTGTTAACAATCGTATTGGTAATTTTGTAAATACCTGATTTGTTAGAATTGGTTTGATAATTGAATTTCATAGGTTCAGTATGAATCAAGAGCCCCCGTTTGTATTATAATCAATTACCAGATCTTAATCGCATATGCTGGAGGCATTGGAAGAAAACTCATCTGTTTCATCAGGTTTTCTGCTTGTGTAGCCTGTTGTTCTGCTAGCTTGCTGAAGCTGAGACCCTGAAGGTATTCATTGAGGTGAGTAAGCAGTCTTTCCTTGTCTTCTCTAGCTTGAGTAACCAACTCTTCACCGTCCAACTCAAGGGTAGCACCTGGGATCGGAAGACTCTTGATTTTTCTACGGATAGAACCCAAAACTTCTCTTGCGAGCGCCAGGGTATATTGCATGATCCAGTTCTTTGCCCACTGATTCAGTGTAGCATAGGTAACAAGACCAAAGGGAACATTGGCAGGGTTAGAAGCACCGAAATATGTTGCAGCTGTGGTAGAAGTTCCTCCACCAATGAGAGAACCGCTAGCATCAAAGAATGAACCGGATGGAAACGGTGTAGCATTGCTTGTAAAGCCAACTCTAATCCACAAATGGTTGTTCAAACCTTCAATTAGGTTACTTGGAGCAGGGAATACCTGAATATTTCTACCTGAAATCTTGTATGAGTAGTGAGATCTTCTTACCTTGGCAGCACTCTTGAGCATGTCAGCCCTGAGAATGTCTTCAAACAAGGGAAGAACATAGAATCTTGTGTCTGGAATGTAGCTCTCTACAGGCAATCCCTGAGCAACGAAGTTAGAAGCAAGGTTACTGTTGAAAACATACTGAAGAGGCATGAAGTGGAAGACTTCATAGATACGCATTTTGCCACCGGTAGGATTGTTGGTGGTATAAATTGGATTTCCACTATCATTGACCAGTTCTGTGTAGAGATCGTAGTTCTGAACTCCTGGTCTTAGGTGAATAGACCCAGAAAAGCTGTCTTGAGTTGAACCGAAACCAATGATGTTAGCATACGGCTCAGCTAAGCGATCAAGAAACTCCAGGTTCTGTCCCACGTAGGCATTGGTAAGGTTGATTGTGTTCAACCCTGTGGTGCTGTCAATAGATCCGGTAGACGTGCCTAGAAGGTTAACCAAGTTAGATATAGCTTGGTACTCAATGATGTAGCCATTGAACTCACGACAAGCTTCTTCAAAGCATGCCCAGATTTCCTTCTTGGTAAGTTCAACCGAAAGAATGTCTTCTCCAAGCTTACGCATAACAAATACAACCATGCTGTCAGCGTCTCTCTGAAACTGGATGTCAGAATCATAGAGCCCGAACGGTGTTGGTCTGAGAGTTTGATTGAAATTAACCATGATTCTCTTAAATAGCGTTAATGCTAGAGGTTACGAACGAAGCTTGTCTTTGATGAAACTGAACTTCTCTAGAAACTTCTTCAGGTGATTTATGTCTTCCCTGAAGATGGTAGGCACATATGTGGGAGGCTTAACAATACCCTGTTTAGCCAAAAGGTATATACTTGGAATATCGTCTATGTAAAGATTGCCATCAAAGAGATATGGAATAAGTTCTGGATGGTTCTTGTCAAAGCACATGTCAAGGAACTTCACAATAAACAAGAACCCCTTAAGGTATATGATGTCTCTTGTGAATGGAGCTCCACCCTGAATAAGTCCACCGTGAAACACTCTTTCTGTGTTAACGAAAGCTGTGTCTGGATCATCCTTCGTCTTGTTGAGATACCACCGATAGACATCTAAGAAGCTGGCACCGTTCTCTGCCATGTTAATGGCAATAACCCTGTCTATGATCTTCTTAGCTCGGGCTGGATAGATGTTCATGGTCACAACTTCGGTTAAAGCTCCCAAACCTTCCTGAACGATGTCGGTACCGGGACAAGGCTCTCCAAGGAATTCCGTATAAGGCTGCTGGTGCCCGTTCATGAACGAACCCATATGAACCCAGCCTTCATGAACTTCAAAGACTCCAACGTCTTTTAGAGTAAACACAGCACCCTTTCGGATGTTAATACTATCAAGACCAGCATCGGCGTCAGAACTCATGTGTTCTTTTTCATGAACAGCAATATCTTTCTTGAAGTAACTCTTCAAACGTGTCTTGAGCTCCGTTACCATCTCTGAGGAGGTAACCGTCTTCTCTAACACAGGTTGTTTGATTTCAAGTTCTGTAAACCACTTGTCAAGCTTCTTGGCTATGTCAATGAGCTTCATTCCAAAGATACGATCCTCACTGGAACCATAGATCTTCTTTGAGATCTCATAGAACTCCGGAGTGTTCTTTGCTTCTGATAGTTCAAGTCCCAAGATCCATGCTTTCGTGTTACGAATAAGCATACGACCAACAGGGTCACCAGAACTTAGGTGATATTCAACTTCTTCTACGAAGTCGGTAAGTTGTTTGTGCTTCTTGGCATAGTCATAGGTTGGATCTCCGAAGTCTTCTTTTGTAACTTCGGGAAAACTCTTGAATTCCAAGGCTTGGAACTTGTTCTTGACTGAAGGCTTCCAATGGATGTCACTTAGAACAGATATGCTGTTCTGTAAGTGAATATACTTCTTTGAAAGGAGTTTGACCTTTCGTTTGTATACGGAAGTTTCTGAGTGAGCCATTTCATATAACTAGACTATTTGACGAACTGGTTAGGATTCTTCTCAATTGCGTTGAGTGACTGTCCAACTGGCGACTGAGCAGCTTGTTGTTGTGCTTGTCCCTGAGCCGTCTTGTTCTGGTTGGCTACGTTATCTAGATATGCTCTCTTCTCTTCTGGAGTGAGAGGTTGACCCGCTTGTCTCTTTGCCATCACAGCATTGATATCAACGGGCTGTGGCTTGACGTTAGGTACGGGAGGTGGGACGCTCTTGTTGCCCGGTTGAGCAGCTTGCTGAGCTGTAGGTGGTCCGCCAACCTTCTGTGGAGACTGAATCATTGCTCTGGCTGGAACGGGAGGAGGTTGAGTTCCAAATTCTTGGAGTTTACCCTTTTTCTTGGCTGCATCCATGTCTTTCTTGGACTTCTTCTTGTCATCTTCTTGAGCTCTGCGCTTACCAACAGCATCATGAGAATCACGACTGTCAGCTGTCTTAAGCTTGCTGAATGGATCTTTCTTCTTTCCCTTTGCTTCGGCAAGTCCCTTGACAAGAGCTTCTTTCACCATACCACGAACCATGGTATTGAATTCACTGAGCGTCATCTTCTTTGGTGTCTTCTTCATAGTCTTCTCTTCTCTTGCCATTGCTGTTGAACCTACTTTCTTGG